TCTACTGTTTGGTCTAGATCTACTGTTTGATCTAGCTTTACCACGAGGGACGTGTTTTTCTTCCTAGATTCTCTTTTTCTTTTTAAATCAATAGTTGTCTCAGGATCTTCGATCTGATAAATTTCTTGGATCTTACCTATTGTGCTTGATAAAATTCTTTTTATTTCGGACCACAGGTCGCTCTGATAAGATTTAAAAATTTTACTTGGTAATGGTAGATTTTCATTATCTTGTGCAAGTTCATCAGGGATATTTGGGCCAATTAGGGTGTATGTTTGGGTATTAAAATGGTAATGAACTGCTGCTACACCTTTGGTACCAATAAATATAGACCAACGACTTCCAACCTTCTGGCGCCGTGAACTATATGGAGTTCGTTTTGGTCTACCTAATTCAATCTTATTTACTTTTGATATATCAACATTATGAGGCAAACTCATTTTTTTATGCAGTAATTGAGCTAATTCAATACCGTTTGGTTGATTTCTTAACTTAGAAACAATAGTACTATCTTCGTTGATAATACTTTCACAAAGATAAGCAAATTCTAAATATGATTTAAGATATTTTGATCGATTTTGCGTTGTTGAAATTTCAGATGGTTTCATTATCCTTGAATCCATGTTAAAGGCTGACTGTAATCGACGTATCTCTTTAGCTCATCAATCAGCAATTCTTGTTGAGCCTTACCTTCGGCCTTCATTGCAGTACCATTTAGGGATGAACCACCTTGTGGCCCTACAATCGTACTGAACTTCTCGCGAGCTTCACCTATGATTTGCTTAAGAACAGCCATAGTAAAGTCGGTGACCCACACACCACTGCCAGGATCCTGTATCAACTGAGTTTCTGGCTTTTGTACGTCTGCCCAGACTAATATACGTTCACCGCTGCCTTTGAAGTCACGGACTACGCGCAGTACTTTGGTTACAGGATTGAATGTATAGGTAACATAACCACCGAACATACGAGCAGCCAGTTCGACGTAGCCGGCATAAAAGTCGTAGGTAGCCATACCGCCGGTATAATTGTAGTTCAACAGATAGGTGTTCAGAATAGCACTTGAGAATGGATCAAATGAAGTCGAAGATGGTCCAGTTTCCAAACCTACCGTGCGTCTATATAAGCATCGAACGTTAATAAACTCGCTAGGTAAAGTGTAGGTATCGACGTTTTGAATGACTGTCATCAGAGTATAAGACTCTACCGTAGAGTTTTGTGCTCTTTGGCGATAGGTCTTTATTGCATAATTGTAAGCGGCCTCATAATGCTGTGGATCTAACTCAAGGTCTATGATACCATCGCCTAGACGAAATCTGATATTGTCAAACATCGCTTCCTTGAGTTGAGTCAAGTTAGCATTGGTTGGAGTACTGAGTGGATCTGCTGCCATAACTAATTCCTGTCAAACTATTTATCAGTTTGTGTACAGGAGCGTTAGTTATAAATCTCCTGCGCTCCTGTTTTCACTATGGAACACATCAAATTGTCCGCCGGGATAGCGTGCTTCAAGCTTCTTGACATTCTCAGCAATGACTGCGTTTGGATCTAGATCGAGTGAGCGACAGGCATTAATCCAATACCACATGATATCGCCCAACTCTCGCTTCAAATGGAAGTGAGTGGCATCATCTAGTTTTTTACCCTGGAAGAATACTTTCTTTACGATCTCTTGAAACTCGCCGGATTCGCTTCCCAGCCCAATCGCAGCAGTCAAGAGAAGTGGTACATTGATATTTGGACCGTGCAGGTATTCGCCATCTGGTCCATATGCTTCCCAATTGCCGTCCACACGATCTAAACGATCCATGAATGCGGTTAGATCATTACTTTCCGTGCTTGTTACTTTTTCCACGAATGCCTGATACTTGTTTAAGTCTACTTGCTTCATATTTGCCTCTTAGAATGCTTTTAGTATGATAATGCTTGAGTTAAATTTACCATTAGGAGTAGTAGATACGGCTTTGATCTCTTTGAAGAATTTACGTGCTGATGGTTTACTACCCATAATTTCTTTTAATTGTTCCGCCGGTTTTCTTAGCGTTTTGATTTCACTTTGTTTTGTGCAGAATCCGATTAATGTATTACCTTTGACGCCAATGCTTTTCGAATACTCGTCTGCAACAAAGTGATATAGCTTACGTTTCTTGGTGTCGTAAGCCCACGCTTCGCTGCATCCGTGTAATTTAGTAGGTGAGAGACTGACAAGATTTAATCCTAATGCCTCGTCTTTATAGATTTTCTGATACTTGAGCTTTCGTACCAGCTTATCCACAGATATGAGTTTCTTTGTGCGAGGCTTTCTGCCTGCTTTCTTTACGGAAATATACGAGTTCAAATCACTGATAATTTGCTCTATAGTTCCTATGATATTTTTGATCTGAGTTTTGGTAAATCTCGCATAGGCCTCGTTTAAGCTGTCATCTTTACCACTCTGAACTAGATGATATTCGTTGAGTTTTGATTGCCAAGCAGAAATTAAAATAGGCACATGATGCGGCAGAATGTTGCTTTTGGCCAACAGATCGACAACCGGAAACGTGGGAGTCTTCTTTGCCCCATCCTGCAAGTAATCGTCCCATAATCCTTCTAGATTGCCGCCGACTTCCAGAGTACGCTCTCGCATCAGCTCATACACATTGTGTTTATAAGGATTTTCGACTTCTTTCTTGATGACAGGTTGATTTTTATCAGACAGAGTCAATATCCTTTGAATTTCATTATCAAGATCAATTGTATGTTTGGAACTAAGCGTCAACCCTCTGCATGAAACTCTGGCCAACCAGCCATAAGTTGTAAGGAAGTTTGAATCGCTGATGGCACGAACTAGCTTTGCTTCTGCCTTGCGATTGTTTAAATTTAGATAATCGCAGATGAATTCTTTGGCAGAAGTTCTGTCGCAAAATCTATTGTACCAGGAAAAACTGCCGACTAAAAGCCATTGATAGCGAGTAGCCAATATTTCACCATCGAAATTCGGTTCCTCGCCGTAGTATTTTACGTCAATGTCTTTTGGTCTAATCTCTCTGATTTCTGTTTTTGTCATAATAAGTTTCGAAAACAATATATATCTAGTGTATCGAAACTTATTATAATTGTCAAGCCGACTTTCGAGCAGTGACAACCACTTTAGTGTAACCCTTGACTTCCTTCTGATGATTAGCAAACCACCGATTAGTGACACCAAGTTCACGAAGCTTGGCTTCAGCAGCCTTGCTATCAAGCGTGGAGCGTCCGCTCACAGTGGAAACGTGGGCGACGAACAGAGAGCCTTCGTGCTTTTCGATTCCGCTGTTCTTCAAGAAATCGGCAATAGCGTCGTACTGGGCCTGAAGATCAGCCATCTGTGCGCGAATCACACCCATGCGATCAATCGGGCTTTCAATTGCGTTGATATCGAACATTTCGAAATCCTCGTTGTTTAGCGACTGTGGGAGTATCTTATCAATCAAAAAGCCAAAAGTCAACCAAAATTTGAAAAATAGTTAAAGTTTTTCGATCAGGACTGGCATGACTTGCGATAAATACTTTCATGCCAAGATTATCACTGTACAGGCCTAACAAACAATACGATTATCGATTTTTCGATAGAACTATCGCGGAAATGTTAACTGTTGGCGGCACCGATCTCTATATACACAAATATTTGGGACCAACCAACGAAGGGGCAAGCAACGATTTCACACAGCCGCAGTATTCTGCACTAAGTCCTCTGAATATTCAAGACCTGTTGTTTTTAGAAAACCGTGACCGCACCTATGATGTTAACATTTATCGCTTGCGTGGACAATATAACGTCACAAATTTGGACTTTGACCTAACACAATTTGGCCTTTTTCTCACACAGGATGTTATTTTCATAGTTGTACATTATAACGACATGATAGATATTGTCGGTAGAAAACTCATGGTAGGCGACGTTATTGAACTACCTCACCTGCTTGATTATAACCCACTTGACGACACGATCAAGTATGCATTAAAACGATTTTATCAAATAACGGACTCCAACTTTGCCAGTGAGGGATTCTCTCAAACATGGTATCCTCATTTATGGCGTATCAAGTGCGAACCATTAATCAACTCTCAGGAATTCTCTCAGATTCTCCAAGAGCCGGCAAATCAAGACAATTATCTGGGCAAATGGGATCCTAGCAAGACATATCCTCCAGGATATGTGATTTCATATGGTGACAAGAATTACATATCAATAGCTGAAGTACCTGCAGGAGTTAATCCACCTAATTCAGCCTACTGGCAAGAGCAAAATGATACTCTCGCACAGATCATGTCCACTTATCAAAAGAACATTGAGATCAACAACGCGGTTCTGGAAGAAGCAAAGCGAGAAGTTCCACTTTCTGGTTACGACATAGAACCACTATATATCGTACCTACTTACGGTGCGTATGCCGATTTTTGTATTCCATCGTCCCTGCTGGATCAACCAGCTCCACCTATAGGAGTTAACGCCTTTCAACCTATACCGCCCGGCACATATCCACTGTGCCCAGTAGTTCAAATGCGTAATCCTGAATTTAAGAATTCAAGTCCAGCAATACGAATCCCACAGAAAGTAATAAAGAGCATTTGGGACATGACTGCTGATATGGATCCAGCAGACTTACACGATAAGATTGACAAATTTGTTCAGACAAGCTTGGAGATGGTCGAAGTAGAGGCTTCAAAAACAGATTCAGGCAGCGGATCTGTCGAGAAAACTAAAATTTTGACCGTTGCAAGTTATGGTGATGTCTGTGGACCTTACGGTACAACAGACAATACATTCTCTGATGCTGATCAAAACTTACTTGATCCGGGATTCACTGGAGTTCCAACTCAAGCGATGGACTATCGGGCAGACGCAGATCCTAGATTTCAGTTTATTAGAAGAGCCTCTGCACGATCTTTTGGTTATGCAGCAGGTTATCTGACCGGCAACGGTATACCGCCTAACGGGTTTCCTACCGGAGTTGGTATCTCTTTTCCGCCAAGCCCTCAGATGGGATCTTACTTTTTACGCATTGATTATAGACCACAATTACTATATAGATGGGATGGGTGTGCGTGGATTAGAATCAGCGAATTTGTGAGAACTGGAACTGGCTTACAGCCAGACGATGAGTCACAACGCGCAACGTTTATAAACAACAAGGAAGTAACCAGACTTACTAGTGGAGAAGTTGTGCCACAGGCTCAAGCTCTAAGCACAATACTTACTCGACCAAAACCTGATTTACCACCGAAACCTTAGAGGCTATTATGGCAGAATTTTTTTACGATCAACAGATACGCCGATTTTTGATTCAGTTTGCGAAAATCTTTAGTTCATGGTATGTGACAAAAGGCAAAGACCCAAACGGAAATAATATTTTAGTTCGTGTTCCAGTCATGTATGGAGATGCCAGCAGACAGGCCTCAACTATCATAGCTAACAACAGTGCAAGCAATCTGCCAACTGCGCCAATGATCACTTACTACATCAGTGGGCTTGAATATGATCAACGCAGAACTCAAGAACCATACTTCATAGACAAAATGCAAGTTCGTCAGAGAGCATACAATGAAGAAACCGAATCATACGACACTGTTCAGGGGCAAGCGTTTACTATCGAAAGACAAATGCCCGTGCCATATACTTTGCGAATGCAGGTTGATTTTTGGACTACAAACTACAATCAAAAGCTTGAGTTAATAGAACAATTAGGTACCCTGTTTAATCCATCTCTTGAAATTCAAAGCACTGATAATTTCATAGACTGGACATCACTATCAGTAGTCTATCAGGATGGATTAACATTTAGTACAAAATCAATTCCAATAGGAACTGGTAATCCAATCGACATCTTGTCATGGAAGTTTTACATGCCAATTTGGCTTAGCACATCTGCCAAACTGAAGAAGATGGGCGTTATTCACAAAGTTATTGCAAGTATCTTCAAAGGAACAGCCTATCAAGATATTCAGAATGAGGACTTGTTGCTAGGTACCAGACAGAAAATTTCACCTTATGGCTATAAAGTCTTACTAAAAGGCAATTCATTGCAACTGTTGCCTGCTAACGAAGCCTTTAATCCATCTAATGTGGACCTAGATCTACCGCCAAATCCAGACACTTCATTGTACTGGTCAAGTCTGCTAAATGTTTATGGCACGATCAAGCCTGGTATATCACAGATTTGGTTGCAAAACCCATACATGGACACGGATATTGTTGGTACAATTGCTCCAGATCCTATCGATGATCGATATTTAATGTATGATATTGATCCTGATACTCTGCCACAAAACACACTTCAACCAGTGGACAGTGTGATAAATCCACTTTTATCTGGTCCTAATGCCGGATTGCCGGGTCCAATTGCTGGTAGACGCTATTTGATTGTTGAAGATGTGGGTAGTCCGGGCAATTCCACTGTTGCATGGGGATCATTAATTGCCAGTATAAACGACATTGTTGAGTATGATGGCTCAGAATGGTTCGTTTCGTTTGATGCTTCTGAATCTGATTCAATCGAATACGTACAAAATCTGACTACAAACATTCAATATCGTTGGATATATGAAGAAGAACAATGGATGAAATCATTTGAAGGATGGTATGGAGAGGGAGATTACTCGATAGTTATTTGATCCTGACTCTTACGCATGATAATTAACAGTATGAAAATCGCTGCCGGCATATTTTTCTACAGTAACTCTACCAACAGATTCTTGTATCTGCTTCGTCACGAGAGTAAAAATTCCTGTGAATGGAGCATACCAGGTGGAAAAATAGACGATACGGAATCTCTGTTCGATGGATTGAAAAGAGAGTGCATGGAAGAAATGCAATTCGATTTGAATGATATCAAACTTGTGCCGATTCAAAAGTTCACAAATTTAAATTTTACATATCACACGTTTTTTGCCTCACTAGATAATGAATTCTTGCCTATTCTTAATAGTGAACACATAGGTTATGCATGGGTACTACCTCCAAACTATCCCAAGCCTCTACATCGAGGATTATTCATGACTGTTAACATTGATGTAGTTCAGGAAAAACTTAATGTTTTGACAAAAAAAACGGCTCCGAAGAGCCGTTTAAATGTTCAAACAAATGAACTAATTAAGTCAAAGCAAACAACTTGCTGAGTGCTTCAAAGCCTATGGCTCCCAATGCCATACCTGCCCCCATAATCATCCAGCGCCATTTCTCTAGATTGGTAACTTTTCTTTCCAGAGTTCTGTGCTGTTCTTGATCTGTTTTACTCATCTCTTCGATCAGTCGATGCGTAGTTTGAGAACATGTTGACATATGTGCCCGTAACTCTTGTAACTCTGTTTTTAAATCATCAATCTTTTCACTGAGAGCTTCAGTGAAAAATTGAAGGACCGCAATGTCGGTTTCATGTTGTTTTATACGAGATACTCTAGCTACACTTGACATTTACTTAAGCCTTGTTGATTGTTACTACTGGGTAGTAAATACCTGCCGCTACGTTAGCGGCGGCCGCCGCATTGAATGTTGCATAAACTTCAGATGCTGCATTAGCATTTGCAGTGTCATAGAACACATCTGAGTTGATGTCATTCAAGCTTTGGACGTACACTGTATCAGTATTGGCATAAGTTCCCAATATGTTGAAAGTGTTGGGAGTTAGCGCAGCATTTGCTACGTTAGCAGTGTAGCAAGCGCCAACTAGTGCTGATGTTACACCCTTAACAAGATACTTGGTCTTGCCTTTCTGACGAATGATAAATCCAGGTTCAGCAGTTGAATAAACGAAAGATGCACCTGATGCATTTACCAATGCGTTAGCAGACAGATCAAGATTACCACTGTCGGCAATAGTTGCAACATAACCGAGAAGTGTACCTTCGCTGGTTGTGAGTGCAGAACCTGCGGCTAATTCAGTAGTAAAATCAGTTCCTGTACCTACTACTGCAACTGAGTTGTTGGCAGCAGCGATTGTACCAGTGCCTGAAACTCCGATTGCTACGTTAACCAATGTTTGGCTACCGAAGATTGCTGTGTTACCACCAACTACACCGTATGTGGCAGTATTAGTAGCTGGATAACCAGTGCCGCTCAGTGGATTGTTGAAGTAAGCATCAACAACGTTTACTGAGGCTAGAACTGAACCACCCGAAGTGTCAGATAGTGTTACTGGAGTGCTTGTTGGATTTGCTGAAAGCTCTGTTGCTGAAACTGTGAAAGTTGAAGCACCGGTAATTTTTAGAATCCAATATGTAACTCCTCCTGTCAAACCACCTACTGATGATGCAGGAATGAATGACATGCCTGCAAATACAGCTACGTTTGAAGAAATAACTGTTGATGTAGATGGAACACTTGATAGTGTTTGTGAAACTGTTACTTCGCCAGATGCGGCGGTAGTATCAGTGATTGTAAGCACGGCTTGTGCTTTTGCGATTTTTAGTGGACGACCCATTTGTTTTCTCCTATGTATGACGGGTTTTAGCCGCTACGCGGTGGGAGCCGCATAAGTTACTGTGATTGCACAGTAAGCACATATATTTATCGAAAAATTGAATTTTACTGTCTACAGAACTATCAAGTAATTTCCCAAGGCCTGCCCTCAAGCAAACCGTCAGGATGTGGGTTAGGAGTTGATACGTTACCTATATATTGACTAGGTAGTAGGTCGATATCGTATATTGAATAAGGATTACCTGCCGCATCTCTGTCAAGTGAGGCCAAGTCTAATTTAGCCAATTGACGATCTTGTAAGGTTTCAAGTTCGCCGATAACATTTCCGCTGCGAAGTTCAGAATCAGTCACAATGTTGTAGCTAGCCAGTGTATTACCATCTGCGAGTTCTTCATTATCAAAAGCAAGAACATACCAGTCAGAACTGACGCCGGTCGCAATGGCAATGACTAGTTTAAGTGCTGCTACAGTTTGCCCATCGTCAATGGTGTACTCATCATACTGTGCAGCATTTAATAAACTTTGAACTTGAATGGTAATTGATGCCATTTAGAATCTTCCAACTGCTACTTCTATTATTCCTGTTGTACCGTCAAAGTTTTGTATAGCTTTACCTATAACTGTGCCAACAGCTGGATTCGACTCAGCACGAGCATATCCTTCTCCTGCACTAACAAGCATATCTCCTTTAGCGATTTTGCCTTTTACTCTGCATGGCACACGACCTTGTAGTGCCAGAATCACTAGATATCTACCTTCACAAGTGGAATTCATTACATAAGCTGGGTTCGTGGAAACAACTCCTGCCACTCTTCGTGAATTGTCTTCCGCTAGAGTTACTTCCTTATCACCCCCGAAATCCACCACCGTGCCTGATGTATAGTAAGCATCAGCAACGTAATATTCTGCTAAGTCTGCATAGGTAGCTTGCAGTTGTGAACCAGCTGTTAATGTCCAGTTACCAGTAATAGTGCCTGGAGTAGTGTTTGCTCCTGTAGTGATATTTGCTGTTATTACCGAAGTTGATACTGTCGCCCCGGATACTGTCAGTGCATTACCTGAAGCCGGAGCAGCAATCGTCACTGTGCCAACATTATTAATCGTTATGACATCAGCAAAACTTGACACTGTTCCGCGCTGAACAAACAAATTACCAGAAGCCTCAAGTGCTGGATTATTGGTATTTCTGATCCTAAATCCATAGAAATCAGCAGGAGTATATCCAAAATGTAATATATGAGATTCCTCAGAACTAGTAGTATCTCGACCGATGCTTATGTTACCTCGGGCAATAGTGGTGTTTACACCTACATTTCCACCGGGAGTGACTCTTACTTTTTCAGTAGCACCAGTACCAAGAACCAAAGGTTGTGCTGATCTTGTTCCTATACCAAACGGAGCATTTGTGTTTGCGCTCATAGCAGAACCATTCGCGCCTACAGTGAACAGAGAGCCAGAAGCGTAACTGTTACCATAGATCGTAAATTGTACTCCAGTATCTCCACCTAAGTTATTAGTAAAATTAGATACGTGAGCACCAGTGTTACTACCACCTGATACACTGATTCCATTGACACTGGTATTGTTTGCATAAGTCAGACTGGTCAATGTACCAAGACTGGTGACATTGGGCTGTGCCGCATTACTCACCGTCTGTGCTACGTTGGCTGTAGTAGCAATCACTGCGGTCGCTGCTGCTAAATTGCTTACCAGCGTAGTGGAACTAACAACTAGTGGAGCAGTACCTGTCGCAATCGTGGAAATGAACTGTGGTGCAGAAATAGTGCTGGTAGTTACTAAATTGCCTACGTTAAGATTGGACACATTCGCAGTACCGGTTAGCGATAGTAATTTACTAGTATCATTATAGGTAAATGCTGCATCACCTGTTAAAATGCCAGTTTTATTATACTGAACAGTTTCAGAAGAACCACCCGCAGCGGCTCCTCCAGCACCTCCAACTAACGATATTACTCTGCCACCAGGCACATAAACGTTAGCTACAAGCGTGTCTGTTGCAAGTACTTTTTCTGAACCACCTTGAGTTTCTGAAATTGTAAAACTAGTTGAATTCGCTATATTGGCAATATAATAGATATCACCCGTGACAATCAGACTATTTGCAGTGTTGCCTAAAAAGATTACAGGATCATTTTGAGCAAACGCTGAACTGTCACCGACTGTAATCTCGTTAGTTCCAGAAGTTGTTGCAGTAGCACTAGTATATGGGAATGCATTATAGGTAGTAGAATTTACAGTGTATAGAGGATTCAGATTTGCCGAAGTATAAAGAGCAAATGTATTTGATGTTAGCACATCTACGTAGTAACTGTTACCGTTAAGATCGATCATTCCAGGAACGTTGGTGATCGTTATCTCTGCTCCATTAGTGAAGAAATTTTCTTCCGTGGTAGTTACTACGGCAGGATCAGCTTGAGTAACATTTTCTATGAATGCTATTATAGTAGACTTAGGTGTCCAGCTTAGATTGCCGATACCATCAGTTTCTAACACGTAACCTATAGCGCCGCCAGTAATTTTAACACTGTCAACATCGCCCAGTGTAATTAATCCTCCAGCATTTCCGCCTTTGTTTACCCAGTTTGTGCCGTCATAGGCAAGAATTTCGCCGTTGGCAACATTAGAAGAGATGTCAAGATTGCCTTGAGCGCCAGCGATTTGATTAAACGCTATCTCTGAATAGGAGGTTAAAACTTCGATGTTTTCTGATGGAGTTTCCTTTCCTATGAATAGTCGTTTATCATCGGAAGCAAACCCTAATTCAGCTTCGTCTAGTTGGGGGAGATCGACAAGATTGCCTGATCTCTGTTGCATTTTTGAAATCTGGATAATAGCCATAGTTTTAATTTACCGGTATTCAACTATTTATCTCCAGATTTAGATTGCGTCACATGAATTTTTCGTAGTATTCTTCCAGACGTTTAAACCACATATCACTGTATTTTTTAAACTCTTTACCTTCTATGATGAATTCTTGATAGACATTATCTGCACTGCACATAAAGATCACACCTTTTTTGATTTTGGTGTCATAAACTTCGTTATGAGCATTTGCATATGCAGTCAACTGAATAAAATAGTCATCGATCCACTCTCTTTTCTTGAGCTTGTTCGTCTGTTTATGATCCATAATTGCCTGTTTACCAGAATGAATGCCTACCATATCCGTAGTACCAGCATATACTTCGGGAAAATATAGTGATATCTCTGTTCCCCACACTTCATCGCAGTTTGGCAAACCCTCTGTAATAATAGTTTGTGCCATACGATGGCTCTGAATAGAAAATGGATTAGTACCTGGTGAGTTTAAATTACCAGATTTTACATAATCTTCTAAAAACTTGTGCATTCTAGTGCCACGACCAGCTGCTTCGGTGGAGATCTGAATCGCTTTTTTTGGACCTACACGCTTTCGCCATTCATGTAGAATAGCCTTTTGTTGCGCAGATTTGGTAGCATCCAGTACAGTTGTTACGCTAGGAACAGCTATGCCTTCTGGAGTAATATATTTTCTAGAACCGTTTTGTGTTTCTTTTTTGAGTTTTGCGTATGGAAACTTGGTCGGATTATACTTCATTTAAACCTCGATTATACTGTGAAACTCTCTCCACAGCCGCATTCACCCCGTGTTCTAGGGTTTCGAAATTTAAGAGCTTCTGTAAAACCACGCTTTTCAAAATCTATGGTAGTACCGGCTACTAGATCATAGCTATCGGAATCTACGAAAATTCTAACGTCATGATCATCAAAAATGTGATCATCATCCTGTTTGGTATCGGCAAAATTAACAACGTAGGAATAGCCCGAACATCCTGTGCCGACTACTGCTAGGCGAATGCCTAGTCCTTTGCCTCTTTCATGAAGTTGTTCTTTAAATTTATTTGCAGCAGCTACTGTGAGAAGTATCATAGTAAGATTATGCGATGTATAATGTTAAGTATCAAGTATTTTGAGTAAAATTACGATTTGTTCATGGCTTTTTTTGCCATGGACTTCACTACGTTAGTGTCTTTATTTTTTTGATCAGGCTGACTTATATTTACTGGCTTGGGTTCTTTGCCTTTCCACACAACACGATTACCTTGAATATTACTGATTAAGTCTTTCAAAGGCTCGACTTTCATCAATTTAATGATGTCTGCACGATCAACTGGTATATCATTTTTACCTAAATAATCAATTAGATGATCGACGCTCCAAGTATCAAGTTCGTTCTTTTTTAACTTGTTCTTTAGAGCGTCTGCCACAATCATGAACTTAGCTTTTGTGGATTCGATGTCATCAAATTCGTAAAGACGCATATTATCTACGTGCGCGACCAACGTTCGCTTGTACTGGTGGTTGCTCTTCTTCTGGTTCTTCCTGCTCTTCTGGTGCAGGCATTTCTTCTTCGCCCGCTGCGATTTCTTCTTCGCCACCGCCTGGTAGCTCCATGTCTACTTCAGCACCCATTTCTTCTTCTGGATCTTGCCCAGCGCCAGGAAATTCTTGACCGCCTTGCTGGCCAGTTAGGGCATTTAGAGCCGCCTGAAGTTCAGTCTTGGATTGCATTAAAGCCTGATTTGCATTGGCTAGTGCCTGATTTGCTGCTTGGTTGAAAGCATCACCTTCATTCACACCAATTTCATTTTGGATACTACCATACAGTGCAGGTAGTTCTTTTACCAGCATATCATTGACATCTTCGATCATCTTCTGCATGGAATCAACCATGTCTTGTGCAGCAAGAATAACCTGTGATTTTTCTACTTCGACGTTTTCTATAACGATTCTTGAAGCAGTAACATTTGACATTATATTTCTATAATGATCAGATAATGCCTGCTCCATGAAAACCATTTTTAGATAAGATTCGTTGTTTTGATCACGATAGAAAGCATTACTGTTTCTTGTTTCGGCAATCAAAGAACGTACTTTGGATAGTAGCTTTCTTGTTGCTGATCGATTAAGACGAGCAGTATTTAATTCTACGTTGAAGTTCTCTTTCAGAGCTTTTTTAGCTGTGTTGCGGTTGTCTAAATCATTAAGTTTCATGGTAATTATTCCAATTCTTGTAGGAGTATTTATCTGTTTGCTTCAAAGTTTCAGGTGGAGTTTGGGTCTCTGAAAACTTTTTATTCTGCCAGTATTTAGAGTCTTCGACCAGTAAATCGATCTCTTTCTGTAGCAGCTTCTTCTTACGCTTTTGCTCGTAAAACTTAGCCAGATGTATAGATTTGTCATCAAGATCGATAGTGCGAATGATTCTTCTACCGAGCATTTCGATTTCTATTTCTAGGCTACTCAATAGACTGTCTAATTCTTCTAGTCTCTTGATTTCCTTTAGTTTTTTACGTTGTTCAAGAGTACACCAGGTTACTGCGTATCGAAGGCTCGAAAAGACGGGTCTATCACACTCTTCAACATCGCCTGTGATCTTAACGTTGTACAGATCATTCGTTACGGTTATCAAATATCTATTAAACAAAGAGTACGACCCATCTTCCATTTTAATGATGAGTATATCTTTCAGTTTTTCGGTAACAGTACTATTCAATAATGGTTTTAACTTGTTATTATTACGCATCCTGCACGCTCTCAAAATGAATATTTTTTAGATCCGGCGTTGTAATTAAAAAATTGCTTAAGTTGGGAATTTCTGTTCCGCATATAATCATGGGCACATTGTCAACATCTTTATACAATCCGCCTAAAAGATTTGTTTCGTCTGCAAAAACACTGCTATGTTGCACATCAAATGTGAATTTCCAGCAGGTAATAATGGTGTTTTTCCCATACAAAACTCCAAAATATCGTTTGTTTTCTGTCATTTTTGTTTGAATGGGTGAAGTTACGAACTCTGGCTGAGATCTTAGGCTGATTGCCTGTAGAACCGTATCAAAATTGCATTGAGTATTACGCTTGTACGCCCACTGCTCAATATTTTCGTTGTCAGATGGCTTATTTCTATTCGAAATTCCGGTGGCTGTTATATCAAAAAGTGTATAGCAAATGAATCTATGAGACATGTGCATATTTAGAAGCAAAAAAAACCCAAGAATAAATCTTGGGTTTTTGTTATACACCTCTAATAAAAAGGTTATTAGTTCGTGAAAGTGACAGTGTCTGCTACTTAAACGTTGTTTGGTGTACCAATTACTAATAAAAAGGTTATTAGTTCGTGAAAGTTGCTGTAGCTGCACCAGTTACTGTGTTTGCAGTACCGGCTGCTGTCAATGCTGTGCGAATAGCTGCAACAACGTTTGCGTTTACACCGAGCGAGTCGTTGACTGCCCATGAACCAGTTGGGTAAACAGCGAATGCAACAGTGTCAGGACCAGCAGTCGTGAACTCATACATATAAACAGTTGCAAGCTGTTGAACAGTTTGAACCATTGTGTTAACCTGAGCGCCAGTGAATGCACCGGTTGAAGCTGCTGAGATCGTGAAGAAGTTGAGCTTTGGGCCTTGTGGTTGAACAGTGTTTGCTGAAGAAACGGCGTTCAAACCTGAGTTTGTGTAAGCGCCTGTGTCAAGATTTAGTACTGGCAGTAAGTCGCCATTAACTTTTGTAAATTGTGCCATTTTAATATTCCTCTATATGGTGAGCCGTAGCTCATAATAGTATTTATACATTTGATGCAAAAATGCTACTTGAGTGCTACTTTTTGAACATTCCCATCAGTTGATTGAACATTTCCGGTGATGTACTCTGAAGTTGCTTTATTTGATCGACAAATTGTAAGAACTGCTTTTGAGTCTCTATAGTGACTCGGGGTTTTGCTGCACTAGGGGTAGCACCAGGGGTAGCAGGAGCAGTAGCAGGAGCAGTACCAGGGGTAGCAGGAGCAGTAGCAGGAGCAGCAGCAGGGGTAGCACCAGGAGCAGCAGGGGTAGCACCAGGAGAAGCAGGCGTAGCACCAGGAGCAGTCGTAGTACGGCGTCTAGGCGCAGTGCGATTTCTCTGATTAGAAGGATATCCGTACTGTGATCGATTTGTCTTTTGTTTGTCTCTTTCTCTCATAGCATACGATTGAATTATGTAAGATAAGTCACCTAGCTGTGAAATAGATGCTGTGGCCTTGTCTAATCCCGCAGCTTGTATTGCATTAGCGAGTTTAGCTACTTGTCCTCTGTATTTCGTCCATCTAGTCCCACGCATATAACGTGGATACCACTGCTTTGTCAAAAACTCAGCAATACTCAGCTTTCTATCTTGCTCGTTCAAATACGTTTCGAAAAGAGAGTTCAGTTTTTGATACTGACGTTCGCTAATCGTGCCGGCTGACGCGCTTCCACCAGAACCCGGT